TCAACTATTGCCGCTATCTAGCCCTGTATAATTATTAATACTGACAATATCCACACCAACATACTCATTAACCTCAGCTATTGATTCCGCCAGCGGTAACAACTCGTTTTTGTAAAACATCCAATCAACCTTGTTTAAATCACCAGAGCTTGTTATCCCCTCTCGCCTAATGCTCATCAATTCAAGAGGCACTCGATGAACGGCCAACACTTCACTTGTCGTATGCTTCATAACATCTCGAAATGAATCTTTCGCCTCTGCCTGACCAATAGGTTTAAGCTCTGGGGCTTTGGTGTCTTTGCCCTTGGCGTTTACGAATAGGTTCTTAAAAGCCATCCCTTCTTGAGCTTGGAGTTGTTTTTTGATTGCCTTTTCTTGCTTCTCGGTCATCGTAGGCTCATTCATATACAACAAATATCCCGCGTGGCTACCATTACGATAATACTGACGACGAAATAGTGTTGCATCATCATTAAGCCAAATCGACGTTAACGAGCTAACATGAGCTGGCAGACCGTAAATTTCTTGTGATACATCGTAGTCCCCTAAATGAAAGACCTGCCCGTCTTTATAGTCAATACGACCATCATCACTGTGAGCTTGTGGTTTAAATGTCCACCCCAAATTTTCACGACGACGCATATAGAGCGCAGGTAAATGCTTTAGCTTAACGGGGATACCTAACCCCCGATAATTGCGAACTACCTGTAAATACGCATTGCCAAAAGTTAAGTAGTCTTGAATGAAACGCTTTAAATCACTTTTTGATAAAAGCCCTGACAACGACAGGGCATAGACTAGTGTGTTGCGCTTGAACTCAATGGCGCTAGCATGTGTAGGGTTTACACGTAACGCTTTTGCTAACACATCTAAAGCGATAGGTGGTTCGTATAACCCATCCATTAATGCCACCTCTAAATAGCTGATTACATCGCTATTCATGACGCTCACAGGGTTTGAAAATTCAATCTCTAACATAAGTTACCGCCCAGAGAATTTACTCTTCCCAATCGCCTGTATTTGGGTTTTTGAGTTTCACTTTCTCAAACTCAATAGCAGCCGCTTTATCAAGTTGCTCGATGACATAGCAAACCTGAGCAGACTCGAAATTCTCAAGGAGGTTTTTACTGTCATTTCTCTTTCCAAATGAACGACGGAATGAGCTATTCAGAAAGTAAATAGAAAGGTTGTCAAAGCTTGTCACCATGATCCCACGCGCAGGGAAGCAAGAGGGCATAAAGGCGGGCATTGCCCCATAAGACTCTTTTATTTGACGCAGTTCTATTTGATGGACTGGTTGTTTCGGGTCGATTTGTTTTTGGTAGAAGCTAGCTCTATCGTGCGCTACTAGGTCGCTACCAAGCAATACAACCAAATCATTCACATCTCGATGCCTTGGAGCAATTTTTCCTTTTACCGCGCATACTGCATCATTTACGGTCAAGTAATCCCCACCTTGACCGATGTTAACGGGATTACCTTTTTTTTCTAAAATAGAGGTGGGGCGGTTGTCTCTCAAGGCTTGAATCCAACCTTTAGTTACATCTTCCCCGTTAGGGTTTTGGTCAGCGTCTGAGTCGTCGCTTGTTTGCTTACCAAAGAAGCCTACTCTGATTAAATCAAGGTTTGAGTGCTTTCTAATCTCACGCTCTAGGCAGTCGCTAAAGTTTTCGTGATTCGCGTATGCATCCATTGTCTCGAAAGAGATAGCGCAATCAAAATTAATCTGGTGGCACTCATAAGGCATTGCAGTCTCGGATTTTATTTTTCGCGGAGTGCGCGTTCCTCCATGTAAGGTGTCAACTCGGGCTGCAATGAGTTTCCCACTACCAAGCCCTATCCCTTCCCCCATAGGTAGACCTACAGAAACTAAATTAACCCGACTAAGAAATTCATCGGTCTGTCGGATGCTTTCTATCTCTTGCGTTGCTTGAGAGTCGTTAACGTAAAACATGCCGACTTGATCATCAGTGTTGTATTTCTTCTGTTTATCCGCTTTGTAGGTGCTCAGTTTTTGCTGTGTATTTATGTTCATAGGTATTGTCCGAAAGTTGTTTTAAATAGCTCATAAATTGAATGGCTCAATTCAGTGAAGTTCTATTGAACCGATTTAAAACGTCTAATGGCACTAATCCACCTTCTAGATAGCGGTTATAGAATGCTGCCGGAGGATTTCAAGAAGAAAGGAGGCTAATATTCATTGGTGGGTTTCTGTTGTGCTCACACAACCCCTTCTCGGTATTGGGGAAAGTAAAAAAGCCGCTCAATTTGAGCGGCTTTTTTACATCTGTTAGCTAGCATTTTTAAATACCATCCCCATTGGCCTATGTGAATCTTTTGGCTCATCGAGAATAAGAAGATCTAAACGGTCTAACATTTTATCTCGACGTTTAGCGACAACAGGTTGCAATTGCTGATTGGGCGGCTGGCTATTTTTATTCTCAACAATAAACTCTTCGAATGCTGCGTACTGACGAAATCTAGCTTCACACTGTTTACACTCACAACAATATTCTCTAATTTCCGCAGATACTGGCCGTGAAGTCAAAACTCGATAAGAGCCCTCGCAAGATGGACAATTAATCATGCGCCCCCCTTCTTTTCGTTAAGAACATTCCCCACAAGACTAAGCCCAAGTTTAAAGCTTGATGAGCAATTAAGGTTGCTACACTGACAAGTGAGCAAGCTTTTCTTTTTATCCTCGGCCTTTCGGTTAATGATGTTGGCCTTGCAGTGGCAGGCGGGGCAAGTTACGTACATATGCTTTCCTTAAAACTCTATATATTGCTGATAGAATTAAGGTAACAACTCCCCAACTGTCCTAGTATTCAATGACTTTCTAAATTCTGATTATAGGAAATCACGCCTTGCAGACACGTTCGTTTTTTTCGCGCGAAAACTTTTCTCCTAGCCCTATTCGGACTCACCCTCCCCTCCACACCAAAATTCCGCCCTACAATAAAACGATCCAGAGTTGTGCATACTTAGGCAAGTTTCATTTAGCTCTAACCATTGGTATACAAGGCTTTTCGATGGGTTTTGTGAGGCATTTGAAAAAAGGAGAAGATCGCATTCGTTCGTTTTTGTGCAGAATTGATTTTTGAAGGGCTAAGTCTTACACAATTCGGACATATAGCTATTGAGCCGTATGGTTTTACAACTTATCAAACACGTTTTTGGACAATAATTTGCCAGTGCCTTTCTAAATTACAAAACAATCAATAAATAAATAGAGGCATGGCAAATCTACTTGTGAAGAGCTAGTGCGATGAGTAGCATCGCACTAGCAAAAGTATTGGTTTAGGTGCGTATTAAGTGACTTTACGTTAAATGCCCATCAAATCAGGCTGAGTTACTCAATTTACTCATTATGTTTTGGAACCTTTTTTCATTATCAATATCCATAAAAGCCCGATCTTCAATTGGGTTATTATAGTAAGAATCATATGCATTAGATAAATCAATAGGCCAACACCTATTCGAGTCCTTATCATACATAATGTTTCCAGAATGAAGATCACCATGAATTATGCCAACATCATTCAAATCAGATATCATCTGAAGAAATAAATCACGCGCATTAACAGGCAATTCAGATGGTTCACATTTAGCCAAAGTTTTGCCCGGAACTTCTAACATCCTCAAATAAACCCCATGCTCTTTTTCAACAACCTCAGCGGCTCCTTCTCCATACACACGTTGAAACAAACTACATTCTTCCTGTGCGAGATTTTTTGGAAATCGGCTAATGTCTTTTAATACAAATCCGTCATGATCAATGTCTCTTCTAACCTCACCACAGAGCCCAGATCCTAACAAAGCTCCCTCTTCTCGAGCTTTGGGTAAATTCAAAGAGAGGCCAAGCTTGGGGCGCCTCTTTTTTGGAGATACAGAAGAAATATTGCTTGCCAAATCAATCCCACTACTTTGACCTCTTTCTAACTCTTTTTTTGGAGCTGACCCGCTTGTTACATTCACTTTATTTAAGTACAAAATTTCACCTCAAAATGTCAATTCGATACTTACGATATTGGGAGAGTCTGGTATTTATTCAAGCACGCAATATAAATAGTAAATCTGATACATCACCTCTAACCTGTTTTATGCGATTCAATTTCAAAAGCCCCCATAAAAGATTGGTGCGGGATATTCCTATTATGGTAAATGTGCGACTTTGTTAGCAAAAAGAACCCTCAGACATCCTAAAACGTTCTGAGCGAAGTTTTTAGACACTTGATCAAGGGGATATACTTCCATAACGCCTTGTAAGTTTGTGACGCTTTCAAAGCGATTGACAGGGCAAAAATTAGCACATCCATTTGAGCTAAGAACTGCACTCTGACACCCATTTTTTGTTCTTTGTGAGTTTTGGGGGGCAGATTAGTTCTATTTGGTCAAAATTCACTCGCATTTGAATGTAGACTTTTGGCGAAACCAGTTTTGGGGCTGAACTTAGTTAGAGCAGTATGGCGTTAAGTCAACTAAACATATCAACCTGATTTAAATCCCCCACTTTACATAGCTCTGGCTGTAATTCTAAATTGGGCTTGCTACCGTTAGTCTTTACTATCTTGCTCACTGATGTGAGCGTCACAAATACCGTTCCACAGTTTAAGTTCAGGCACTGACAATACGCCTCACGCGTTTCGTTAGTTATTGCCTTAGATGTCGCTATTCTCGACTTACATTCACATACAGGGCAAGTAATAAGCATTTGGCCTTTCTCTCTTTATTTCGACTACAACAATCAGGTCACAACTAAACGGTGGTTTCTCAGGCTGATAGTGGTGTATTTATCTATCGGGATTTTTGCGCCCATCGAGAGTGGTCGCAGTAGGCATTGAACCCCTTTAACGCTCCATCCGGTCACGTCCATCAATGCTTGCTCAAGTGGTGAAATCGGTATTTTTTCTTTCTGGTTACACTTATTTTCAGTGCTCCAAGGAAGGGCTCCACCCTTTTTAAGATCAAGAGCACGACGCTTTACGTCTTTAGTTTTCACCAAACTAAATTGCTCGCTACATGTTGCGATGACCTTACCAAGCCAATTGATACCAATGACGCGCTTTACCGTATCACCGTACTGGTTAAACTTTTCTTCATAAGCAAGCTTTGCTTTAAAACCGAGTTCACAAAAACCTTTCCATCGTGAATTATCCGCATGGTCTCGAAGTGCTTCTAATTCTTCATCAAAAGCCGTATCTAACGGGCTTGCTCTGCGTAGCTGACGCCACAAACCCACAGATGGTGCACCAGACTGCGAAAACTGCTTAATTCGGTGTATACGCGCCCATGCGGTCGCAGAAAGTGCCGCTTGTTTCGCATCACCTTCTGGCATGTGTGCGCCGTTAATATTCTTGGAAATATACTTAATGATGTAACCCGTAGCCGTACCTTGTGACGGGTCACAATCTTTAATCGTTATACGAGGAGTTTTATCAAGCTTGCCGCTTATGATGAGTTCGCTTTTATCTTCATCAATAGCAATACCCTCAATGATATCTATCAGGTCTTGCTTTTGCGCTGGGTGCACATACAAGAACATATGTGCATGAGGTGTACCGTCTTTGTGAGGTTCAGCAACACGAAGTCCAAACCATTGAATATCAATCTTTGGCTTTTTAAACCAAGCTCGCGCACATCGCCATTTAGCCATCATTACTTCATGGGCTTCTTTTGGTGTGCAGCCGTTCCATTTATCAGAGTTTCGGTGGTATTTACTTGGAAGTGTCCAGTTAACAAAAACCCCCTCATAACCCAATTCGATTGCTCGTTCTTCATCACCACGACTACGAACCACCAATTCAATGCGGCGGTTTTCTGGGTTTGCCGTAGTTCGTTTAACCACTTCCGACAAATCAAACGCTTGACCTGTCTCATCATTTAATACGGACATAGAATTTACAAATTGCTCTGCTTCGATTTGCTTCTTTTCCCAACGAGCATAAGAACGACTCGATACATACTTACGTTGACCTTTGTTACCACCAACACGACTCAAAGCAATTTGTGAATACTCGATATATTGAGTACGTAAGAACTTAAACTTACGCACTAGATAACTCACATCCAGACAACGGCGAATAGCACGTTCTAACTCGCGCTCTGCGTCCTCTCTGGTTTCATGTTTCTTTTTAATTTGTGGAGCTTTGATATAAAAACGCTTCATATCTTCACGAATGCCATGAAATACTTTCTCAAGCGCATCGAGATAACCCGACTCACTTTCTTCAATCTCAATCATTTGGATCAAACGTGTGAACATTTCAGTCAGGTTTGTAGCTAAGTGCTCTAATGCTTCATCACACATCAAAACACTGTGGTTTAGCTCTACTGAACTACGTGAACCACTATGCAGACGCTGCCTTTCTGGTGCATTGCTACGTTCATCGACAAAAGTATATTTATCTTCAATAAACGGAGAGCACTTAAGCGCGTGTTTCATCGCATCATTGGTGAATCGCTCAATGTTCTCTTGAGTGGCATTCGTGCGGCGTTTACGGCGGGAAACCTGAAACCGCACATCATCTTGAACAATACGAGGTAGGCGGGGCATAAACTTACGGGCAAACAACGTATACACTTAGTAATCCTTGTAACGTCTAACAGGTTTAATGGTTTGCGGGGTGTTCCAAAGCACGATAGCTTGTTGTGCTGTCGTGGCTTTTTCTTCTTTGTAGTGACCGCAGTCATGACAAAGTACGAAGAAGTCAGGCTTATTAACATCAAGCGAAGATTCACAAAAAACTGCACTACTGCCACATTTGATGCATGGTCTGATTGATTGAATAGAAATATATTTACTCATTTTGTCACCAGTGACGGGCTATAGACGCTCTAAAGAAACGTACTTTCCAGACTTGGTATCTCTCAGGGTGTTAAAGCTTAAATGACGAAATTCACAGCATGCTTTTGCTAACATGTGAAACTCACTTTCTCTATCCTCTGGAGCCCAAAGCGTAATTTTTTTCAAACCTTGGCTTTTTAGCTTCGCTTCATACCTTTGGTTTCTATTCATACACAACCTCTGACTCAACAAGATATACAAACGCATCGTTACATTGCTCTTGTGTTAATAAAGCGCACAGCGTTAACGCGATGAATTTAGCGTTTTCTACCCCATGAGTTTTGTCTTCAATTGCTTCTATCAATTTAAGCATCATCGCGATGTCAGGTTTCATCTAGCTCTCCTCCCGCATTATTAGTTGTTCCCCAAGGTTCAATGCAGCCTCTTTCTGTACAAATGAAATTAAGCGGTTGAGAGGGAAGTTTTACGCGCTTTTTAATACCGTGCTTTTCTCGTAGTTTTTGAATCAGCACTTGGGAACGCTGTAATTTCTTAGAGTCTGGATTTGTCATACCTGCCATATCAGGACAAGGTAGATGAATTGGATCAGAAACTTGCATAATCGCCCCCTTATGCAAAATATCGGGATGGGAATAAAGAACGCGTCTCTTTGTAGTTTGTGAGCCTCCCTGAAAGGTTAAATTTACACACCGTCTCATTCGCATATTCGGCAGCAAAAAAAAGTGCAGATTCGTATTGATACGCCTGACCGATGCGAAAAATTGTGTAATGACCCTTACGACCTCTAAGTGCGTTTCGTAAATCTTTAAAATCTTGTTTGATACCATACTTAATGCTCATCACTTCCCCCTTAAATCGCTGAACGCCAGTCTTGATACTTAGCCGCCTGTTCCTCTGCTAACTGGTCAATAGCTCGCATATTTATAAATATTCGACGCGCATCGCTTGAAGATTCACGCTTTAAAAGTGGCAACTTCCCACGCTTGATTTGCATTCGAACAGCATCAAGCGACAACCCTGTTATTTCTGAAAATTTTTCAGGCGTAACAAAAGATCCGTAAGCATTAGATGGCGTAGTTTGATTCGTGTTTTCTTTACTCATAATTTCATCCCTCCAGCCAAATAACTACACCGTGTAGTCATCATTGTTCATGATGGTTACACCGTGTAACTATTTAGTCAAGAGCTTTTTGGCTACACTGTGTAGTCATGAAAGTTAAAAGAAGGTATGAGGACGTCTTATGAGTAGAGATATAGCCCCTTTCGGCTTAAGAATGCAGTCAGAACTAAAAGAGAAATTAGAGATACTAGCTAAGGAGAGTAAGCGCTCTTTAAATGCAGAAATCACTTCAAGATTAGAAAGTACAGTATCCCAAGCAAATGAACTTTTTCTCCCTGCTGAAGAGGCAAAATTGCTAGCAATTGAGTCTCAAGGAAGAATAAAAGAACGTATTCTAAAAAAGACCTTTCGTGATATTCATATGGGCATCGAAAAGGGACTGGATAGGGTATTTGTTGACTTGGATGACTTCAATTTAGATGAAATGGATGAGTCAACATTCGACGAATTGCTAACACCAACAGAGGTTAAATTAAAAGAGCTCGGCTATAAGTTTGAACATAATGACCTTAGCTTTTTCATTCAGTTGATCTGATGAGTATAAAAAAAGACGGCGAAAAATGGCTTGTTGATTTAAGGCCGTCCGGAAGAAGCGGCAAGCGTTTTAGACGTAAGTTTGATAAAAAGTCAGAAGCTTTAGCCTATGAGAAACACATACTTTCGACACATCACAATAAAGAGTGGTTAGGTCTACCCGACGACAAACGGCTACTCTCTGAGTTAATCGAAATATGGTGGATAAAGTCAGGCCAACTTAAACGAACGGCGAGCAACTATAGAAAAAAGTTAGACCTGGTATGTCGTGAGCTTGGTAATCCACCCGTCAATAAAATCAATAATGCGATGGTTAGCAATTGGCAACTGAATAGAATGTCTAAAGGGCAAAGCGCAAATACAGTCCGCCGATTAACATCGTGTCTAAGTAATGTTTTTACAGTACTGATTGAAACGGGTGACTTCAACGCACCTCACCCGTTAAAAGACCTCAAACAGCCCGCCCCTAATCGGTCTGAAATGACTTATTTAACAACCTACCAAATAGATGCGTTGCTATCAGCAGTACAATCACACCCTGAACTATCCAAGATAGTCGATATTTGTTTGTCTACTGGTTCTCGGTGGAGAGAAACCGTAACTCTAAAGCCAATGAACCTAAGCCCCTATAGGATTAGATTCACCAACACAAAAACAGGCAAACCTCGAACGGTTCCTATTAGTGAAGAGTTATATAAAAAGCTGCAAACCAATGTAAGCGGCAACTTATTTTCATACGACCCGCAAAAAGAGCTATACGAGATTATGGATTCACTAGAGTTCAACTTACCGAAAGGGCAAAAGGTTCACGTATTACGGCACACTTTCGCGAGTCACTTTATTATGAACGGCGGTAACATTCTTACGCTAAAAGAAATCCTAGGCCATGCTAGTATTACCCAAACAATGACTTATGCTCATTTAGCACCAGACCACCTAATTGACGCGGTAAAACTTAACCCACTAAGCAGGTTAAGAGATCCACAAAATGACCACACTCACGACCCAACGCGACCTATTACCATATAA